CCTAGATCCAGGATTATCTCTCCTGTATTTAGCAACACCAGCTGCTGTCATCCCCGCTCCACTTTTAGTAGAACGAAAATATTTTTTACTTCGTGGAGGCATTACATCGCCTCCACGTTTTAATTTTAAAAGTTCCGATGTGTATACTTTATTAGTAACTTCCATCGAAAAATACCGTCACACTATCATAACCACTGCTGATATCTATGAATGCACCATTCGGATAACGAATACCTTCATCAGGAATATAAGGATCTAGCATACCAGCTGCAGCAGGTGCATCTAGTTCTAATCTTTTATCTCCTGTTTGAGATCCGTTTCTAATGATCATTGCACCAGCAGTTGAAGCGTTTGAAACTCCATGCATTCCTCTTACTCTTGTCGCTCCAGCAAATACAATACCAGTGGTATCGGTTGTTGCTGTAAATCCAGCAGACACTGCTGAAATAGTTGCTGTATGACTAATGTTAGTTACTGTAAGAAACTTTGTTGATCCTGTAACTGTGTTAGCGTTTGGACCAGTTCCGATTGTTTCTGAAATAACTGCACCATTTGCGTCAGTTCCTGTAACTGTAAAAGAAACAGCAGCATTGTTGTTAGCAGAAGTTAGTGTAACAGTCGTTGACATGTTTGAGCCATCGTTAACAGCAGACCCAGTTAAGGTCATATTTCCTGCTCCTGTTGGAGACTGCACAGCAGCAATCGCTGTTGTGCTTGCTGAAACAGCTTTAAACATTTTCGCCTGTATACTCGTACTTGACATATTTTCTCCTTATTGGTCTCGGTGGGTATCAAGATCAATAAATGTCCTGAAGTTTCCCACCAAGATAATTAATTATTACGCTGCAAATGCAAATGCACCAGTAACAGCTGCTGCTGCACCAGTAAATTCAGTTGCAATGTGCCATGTACCTTCTTCAAAACACATGAAAGCAATTTTTCCACCAGTTGTTAGAACATTAGTTGCTGCATCAGCTGGAGTGAAAACTAATTTAGTTTCACCTGCTGCTGAAGTATCAAAAGTTACTTCATTTGCTGCTCTTGATTCTATTAACGAACTAGTAGCCCACACGTCAGTTCCTGCTGCGTCAAAAGTTAAAGTTGCAGTTCCGCCAGCTGTATCTTTAGATTGAACATAAACAGCAATTGCACCTCTAGTAGCTGCAGGTAATGCTACCGTACATGCTGCTGCTCCAGTGTAATTAACAACTGCTATAATACCATCTGCAATTGAGATGTTTGTAGCTGTTGCTGTGTCTGCTAGTACTAAACCAGTTAAGTCAGGCATACCTGAACTCATTCTAGTTGTGATTGCACCTGATGATGCATTTTTTGTAGCCATTTGAAAGCCACCTTCGGACCTTACTGGTCCATTGAACGTAGTTGATGCCATAATTTCTCCTTTGTATAGCGTTCGTTATGTCGTCTCTATACCGTCTGCCTAGCCAGTCGACATAATAAATTTAATCTAGGTCTTATTATTATACATAAAAAAAGGGGCGATGTGAACACCGCCCCTTTAATTTCTAATACTGTTAATTAATATTAGCTAGTTGGTAATTTACCGTTACCAAATATACATCTTGGATCTGAGAATCCAAAAGAATATCTTTCTCTAGCTTTAAATCTAACATTTCCAGTATCGAAGTCACCTTCCATTGCTGTTTTGATTGGTGATCTAACAAACATTTTCATGCCGTTAGGTACATCAGTCATTATGAAAAAAGCATCAGGGTCACTTAAGAAGTTATTAACTCTGTAACCTTGAGGTACCATTCCCATTGAAGCAATAGCGTTGATGTCATTGTCAGCTGTGCCGACTCTTTGAGGAGATTTCATCAATCTCTCAGCAGTAAATTGTAATTCTTTTGGAATTATCATTTTCATACCTTGAGAAGCGATTTTTAATCCTCTTTCATCAACAAACGAACTGATATCAATCAATGATTGTTCAAGTGAAGTTTCGTTAAGATCTGCTGCTGTTGCAAGAACGTTTGACAAGACACCACCAGTTGCTAGTGGGTGATTAGCGTTAATTAAAGATACGCCATCTCCACCAGTTACTGTAGGTATTTGTGCTTGGTTCAATACGTTTGCAGCTTTCACTTGCTTCGTGTTAGCCATAGATCTTGCTAATGCTCTTGTGTATCTAGCAGCAAGTCTATCGTATAGGTTATCTTCGATTGCTTCTTCAGTGATCGAGAATGCTAAAGCGATTGTTTCGTGATTGTATCTAGCTGTAAATGTTTCTTGAGCTTGATCAAACACTACTCCAGCACCTTCTTGTTTAGTTGGTGCAGAAGCAAATCCACTTAACATTACTTCTTCTTCAAAAGCTCTGTCAGATGTTTCTGTAGTATAAATTTCAGCATGCTGATTTTCATACCTTTTGTATTCCAGGCCGAATAAAGCATTCAAACCTGGCTCTAGTTCTTTAACTAGTTGCGAACGTGATATAGCCATAATTTATTCTCCTTATACGCCTGTTCTGCTTCTATATTGGTGATGATTAATTCTTACCAAGATATTAGCGTTACTCGTTGCGGTATCTGAGTTATCAGGGTCTTGTGAAATATCAATTGCTTGAAGCACGAATGATATTGTCGTTCCTGAATTACTCACATCTAATTGAGTTTTAGAGTTACCAGTTTGTGTTACACCAGTTGTGTTTGTAACAGCATAGTTTTTGTAAAGATCAGCTCTTGTAAATGCTTCGTCAGCATTAATTAAGAACACCGCATCTGGGTCATCTACAACAAAAGCTGTTATATCACTTGCAGCTACACCACCAGGGTAATAGTTCAAGTAAGTTGGCTTTTGAGTAGTTGGATCTGAATAAAACACACCGTTAAAAACTCCCACAACAGCTGTAGATAGTCCTGCATCATTTGCAGCGCTATATCTCTCGATGTTCCCAGCAGTATTTACTGTTACTAGGTCACCTTGATATATTGCAGTTGCGTATGAGCTTGCTATCGTATATCTGTTTTGGGCTCCAACTAATGGTGTTCCGTCTAGTTTTCTATACGGTCTTAGACCGAATTTTTCTAGTACATTTGCCATAGTTTAGTTTCCTTTTTAGTTAACGTTTTATTTAAGACCCGATAGCAATTGCAAAAAAATTATTTCTTGCGACTACCACCAAAGGTCACTTTTGACTGTCTATCAATATTGATAGGCATGTCAGGATGTTGTTCCTTCATAAGATCATTATCGACCGCTTCAGCTCTATCTTGAGTTATCTTATCAAAATATGCCTCACGACTTTTAAGAATCTCTAAAGGGATTCTGCCCAACACAAGGCCCCCAATTCCGATTAACCCCTGATGTGCTCCTTCAGAAATTGTTGGATAATCGTTTTTGCCTAACTCACTTATAATAGTATCGGCTCTAACAAATTCCCAACCTTCTCGAAGCTTTCGAGATACATTAGATGTATCATCGAATCCTTGCACTGATGTTCTTATCCATCTATGTGCGTAACCTTTCGGTGCAGGTGGCGCATCCAAACTGGATGATGGAGCCCAATCAACTTTTCTCTCTTCTTTAGATCGAGTTGATGACTCGCGTGAAGTTCTTATCTTTTCCATTAGTTTCCTCCCTTCACGAATTTAGCGTATTCCTCTAGTGGCACCCCTAATTTCTTAGCGATTACTACCTGTGACTTGGTGAGTTTCACAGACTTGCGTCCTCCTTGTCTTCGACTTACCCCAGCAACGTTTTGGACGGGTTGCTTAGTTGCAGGCTCTTTAACAGTCGAATCCTGGGCAAACCTTTGAGGGAAATATTCCTTCATTCGTTTGTTAACATTATTATAATACTCATCACTGTCAGAGACAACCCCTTGGGCTCTTAACTCTTCATCAATAGCCATTGCAGCCTGAGTCATAACTCTATCTGCTCCGAACCATTCATTTTTAGCTGCCCAATCCTGTGCTTTTTGTGATATTTGCACTGGTTGTTCACCTAGGATTTGTTCTTCTTGTGTAGTATTTTTATTTTCTTCGGCTTCTTTCTTCTTTGTCTCTCTGTCTTGTAATGTTAAATTAACCTTTTCGTTTTCTACAGCTAATTTAGTCATTTGAGAGTTTATTTCAGCTACCTTTTCAGCATCTTGGCTTTCCATAGCTTCTTTCAGAGAAGTTTTTAACTTCTCTTGTTCTGAAGATACTCTTGCTTGGATTTCTTTAAGGTAATTGTTATCAGTTTCCTGGAGTTTATTTTCAGTATTATCATACTTCTTTTTTAACCCCTTTGCATAATTCAAAGCAGCTTTTTCTCTTCTTTCTGCTTCTTTAGCTTGGAAAACTAATTCGTTGATTCTCTTTTGATAATTTGATTGTTTATCTTTTAAACTATCAGATTTAGTTTCAACGTCTTCTCCAATCTCAACTTCAGTTTTAGGCTCTTCCTTTTTTTCTTCAGGTTCTTCCTCTTCAACGTTATCTCTGATTGGATCGGTGTATCCTAAATCAACATTTTCTTTTTTAGAAAACGCTTCATCAGGTTCTTTTGGTGTTTCAATACTAATAGATTCCTCATTAACGCCATCAGTATCTAGCTCAATTTCTTGAGACTTTTTCTCTTCTTCTGCCATTTTACCCTCCTAGTAATGGTGCAAAATATCAGCAGGATTAGATATGGTAGCGATGATTTCATCATCGTTCAAGATCCGCACTTCTCCGCCTTCTATTTTGAATCGAGAGCCTGCGTATCTTCCGAAGATAACCCAATCGTTTTCAGCGCACCATTTGCCTAAAGGAAATTTTTCTTTATCCCTGTAACAAAGGTTACCTTGCTTAAGAACAAGGCCAACAACTGTTGTAAGCTGAATTGTTTCTTGAGTGTTTTCACTTAAATATAAACCACCTTTTGTCTTTTCTGGACCCGCATAAGGAAGAATTAACATTCTATAACCTGTAGGCGTAGGTAATCTATCTAAAAGTTTTTTATCTATTGCTTTTTGGTCTAAGACTTTTTTGACTTTAGCTTCATCTTTGTAAGCTTTTTCCAATGTCTCAGTCCGTTTCGGTTGCTCCGTGGACTCTGTCATTTATATTTGCTCCTGTTTTTTTAACAAGTCTATTATGTCTTGTTGCAAGTCATCAAGTGACTTGATTTGTCCTCTAATATAGTGAAGGTCATTCAAATTGTCAACCTGATGTAT